TATTGCCCCAAATATTGCTCCACACACAGCATCAGCCAAGTCCTTTGACTTTTTGCGGGGGTGGTCAACTCTATCATTTTTCATAATCTTTAACTGTGTTAGTTCATCAAACAATAAATCGATTGCTGGCATAGCAAGTCTTTCCTCATACACAAGCATAGCCATGTCCTCGTAGTGCTTCTTAGCAACAGAAACAGTATCAGTTTTCATTCCAACCTGCTTTAATTCATTTTGAATATCAAATGACTGCCAACGGTCAAAGGAAACCATTCCAATATCAAACCCAAGTCGTCTAAGATTCTGAATCCACTGCTTTACTTCAGACAGATTAACTGGCCCCTCTACCTTTGGCTCCCACCATGCTACTGCATCTACTACTACAATTGGGGCTACTTGTTCATAGTTATTAATTACCTGTATGTTTACCCATTTTTCAACATGTGCAATTGCTACCGCACACTTATCATGCTTTTGTGCAAGGTCAGCGTGAACATAATACTTTTTTGTTGGATCTGGTTTGAACGCTTCATCAAACCTTTTAAAAGTGTCTACTGGATTTCTTAATGTCATGCAGGACCTAACCTTGTCTGCCTGCTTAAAGAATGCATCAGAAGCAAATGTTGGAACACATGCAAAGCGCATCATTGCATCTCCAAGGTCAGTCATGAATGCTATCTTAAAATCATCAATCTTTCTTGTGGGGTTTACTTCCCATGTGGGTCTCTTTAGTGCAAACACTCCTGGATATTTGTATGATGTGATTTGATCTTCGTCCCACGAAATTTCAAACGTATTGTCTGCATTATCTTCTGGAAGCAATGGATTGATTACAAACTTGTGTGTTCTTTCTATGACTTCCTTTTCAGCAATAACATCTTCATATCTTTCTGAAATAAAGTCGCCTGGATATCTTGGGAAGGATAGAAGAACTACCTTGCCAAGGTCAGGAAAACGAGAGTCTACTGATCCACGGAAAGCCTTGTAGATATTGTCAGCAGTCTTTCCTTGTTCGTTGCCTGTTCCAACCTCAGATGCAAAACCAGAAATCTCATCAAGAACTGCAAGCAACAAGTTCAAACCCTCATGAGACTCACGCTCTGAGTGGCCAGAGTAAACTGTAATTGATTTATCGAACTCAACAGAATCTGCTTTTGCATAATACTTACCAATAAACCATGGGGATCTTTCAATCTTTGATTTAAAACCTTTAAAGAAAACATTCTTTGCCTGTTGAGCGTTAATAGCAACATTGATTAAGTCGATAGCATCTCCAGATGGCTTACCAAAATACTTTGCTGGGTCTTTTAAACATAAAAGTTTGTATACGATGTATGAGCATGCTACGGTTGATGTGAAGTCTTTTCCAGATCCCTTGCCAAGTTGCAAAATGATTTCATTTTTTGTATACTTATTGTAATACTGTGTACCCTTTTCTTCACCCATTATATTAATTAAATCTTCTTTACGATAGATTTGGCTCATTGCCTCAACAATATCGTACTGAATATCTGATAGAGGTGGCTGGCCAAGATAGGATTCACCCTCTACAAAGGTTCTTGCATCTACTGGAATCTCTTCAAAGTGATCATCTTTTAGTGCTTCAAAAAACTCATTGAACATCGTGGACAACTGTGATCACCTCGTTGTCTTTTGCAAATGTAGAAAGCCTACGCATAATTTCATCACGAACCTGTGGATACTCTGAGGCGATGTCTTTTAGAATCAACACAAGAATCTCTTGACGCTTTTCAATTTCCATCATCTCTTCAGCAAGTTCTTTATTTTCAAGAAGTCCAGCCTTTTGTAGCATATCAATTCTTTTGGACTCAATATCCATAACTAGTTTGATTGCAGCAGTCTTTGCGCTAAGATTATTGGTCATAGACGCTTCATCAATAACTTCATATGTGCGAGAGACTAACTTGCTATAGTGTGTATCTGCTGCAGCCAGGGCTTCTTTAGCACGAGCACGAATTGCATCGTTTGCAGATGCCATAACTTTCCACTCATTAATAAGCGTGACAACCTTTTGTCGTGGTATTGAGAGTTGCTTAGATATAACTGTTGGGTCATTGCCCTTAAGGTATTCTTCTACTACCTGGTTTACCTGGTCAAGATGTTTAACTAAATCATCTTCAGTTGACATACTTTCCCTCTAGTCTATTTATTTCATCTTTAATGTAAAAGATTGCTTTTTCTAAATCCTGAATTGTCTTTTCTTCATCTTTAAGACCTGCTCTCCACAGGTACTTAAATGCATTCCCAATATTAAAATTACGGTGTCTAGTAATCTCTATGCACTCAATTCCAGATGGATCGGAAGTGTAATGTAGTGGATTATTTACTTGGTCAACTATGATGTTTAGACTTTCACTCATCCTCGTCCTCCATTTCAAAAGTATCTGGCATTCCCTTTAAAGTCAAAGTTGCATAGGAGATACCAACCGCTGCCACAAGTGACAAGATAAACAAAAAATACTTAATCTTTTTCATCGCTTTGACTTCCTTAATCCAAATTTAGCAAGGTAGACATAGATAGTTTCCAAGGAACATCCACACTCCTTTGCAATCTCTTCTGGTGTTTTTTTATCCATAAGATATCTCTTACGCATAAATGTTTCACTTGTATATAGTTTAGCAGCCATGATGCTAGTTGTCAACTCCAATTGCTTTTCCCCAATTCTTTAGTGCCCAGTGGCCGATACCGCAAGCATCTGCCACATCGTTGTCAGTAATACTTCTATCATAAATAGTATTGACAAACTTAATTGTTCTTTCTTTGCGAAGATTTCTTTCATAAGACTTATACCAAGACACAGACTTGCCTGGGTTCTGTGACCTTATATATAATTGTTCATCCTTTGATATTTTTTTATTTCCAATATAATTTTGCCATGTTATTGGAGACACTCTTCCTATTTGTTTTGTTCCAGACTGTCCTGCTGCTCCAAGAATTGCACCTTGTACTAGTGCAAGATCAGCAGCAGTCTTAGGGCTGTTCATGAAAACAGTGTGTTCAATTACTATTGCCTCAAACCCACCATAGTAATCAAAGAATGCCTTAACCTTTTGTCCAGCATCCATAACCTTTTCGTATGTGTTGTTTCCTTGAAAATTAATTTTTCCTACAGCACCCAACTCTTCATCTTTGGTGTCAAACAAAGCAAAAGCAAGGCTATTGGTACTAGCATCAATAGAACAAATAGTTTTTGGCTTTAGTTCTATGCCCCACTTATTCTTTACCATTTGTCTTACCCTTTATTTGTTTAATTGCCTTTATAACTGCGTCTGGATTTACTGCACAAGAAGAGCAAATTGCTTCGTCATTATAGATCGACAGTGGAGAAGAACAAGATCTGCATAGTCTTGTTTTCCCTCTTCTTTTTTGTCTTTTTGAATGCAAGTATCTTTCAGCAATTTTTTCTTTTGTTGCTGAGTCTCTGCATCCTGCAGAGCAGTAAATTTGATAAGATACTGACTGCACAAAACTTTTATCACAAAACTTACAATTCTTCACCGAGAATCTCCAGAGGCGCTATTTTTAGTACGCCTGTACCTGCAGACTCACATGCTTTTTTAATTGGGCATGACTTGCATATCTTGGAGTTTGATCTATAGTTTTTGGTTGGCAGGGTTCTATCAACCCATGCCTTTCTAACTAGTCTCATCCAATCAAATGCCTGGTCTACCCACCGACGGTAATGATCGTTTACATCAACAGGGATCAAAAGAAGTTCATGATTATTTTTATTTTCATATATCATTACTCCCTTTGGTCTCTTTAGAATCTTCATATAAATAAGCAACTGCATCAGGTGACCATTCTTTGCCTTACCAGATGCCTTTCTATACTCAAACCCCTCATTCATCATTGTTTTAATTTCACCAATGAGTTCTTCTCCCTGCCAATCAAGCATAACGTCTCCGTATCCAAAGATTGGTGGGTCGTCGTGCTTAATTTTAAACTCTGTTGTTTCTTCATTATTTTCATCACGGTATATTTTTGCAACGCCAGAGTTCATCATTGCATTTTGAATTCTTGCATGAGACAATGTTCCAGCAGTCATATTTGCTGCTGCATATGCATCTGCATTATCTTCAAACATCTGTCCATCAAATGCAAGGTACCAATATCTTGCACACTCTCCGTGCCCATAGGCAATAGTAGATGGTGCAAAAGTTTTCTTTGTTGTGTGCTTGTCTACACGAGTGATCGTATATCCCTCTTTAATTTTTGCCTCAAGTCCCGCTATGTCCATAGGATGGATTTGCTTCTCTTCTGGCTTAATCATAACCGTATGTAGTAAATTTTTTGTCATCAATTTCTCGTTTCTATTAGTATAAGTATAGCAGACTATCGAGTTATGTATTTCAATGCAGATACAAGATTGTTGATAGACTCTGCAGCCGTATAATAAAGATTCTTCTTTCCACGATCTGACTTGTCAACATTAGCCATCCATGTAGCCTTAAAGGCCATCTTAGCAGCAATAGCCTGCAGCCTCACGATCTCTACAGTAGCCACATTGAGCGGTATGTCTGGTTTAATAATTATCTTAGCAATGAAGGTGAGGGCTGTGGTCAGTTCCTCGTCCTGCATATATTCTGCAATCTCTGACAAACCATTTACCATATCTATTGTTGTTTGTTGCTGTTCCATTATTCCTCCACCATGTCTTCTAGAATACTCATCTCAATTATAGCAAGTCTTACTTTGGCGTTACCCTCGCCTATCACGACAACTATGGCTGGATCTTTTCCATTCTTCATAGCATCAGTTGTTGCCTTGGCCCATACATCTTTATTTAGCGTAAATGACTTTCCTACCTCTTTGAAATCTACAACAAAGTTTTTCCAGGAGGCATCTCCTTTTTGGGTGTTGCGACCAGAGTTCTTGTGCTGTTTGGCACCTATCCTCTTGGACTCACTCTTCTCTGTCATTACCCTTCCATTTCTGCTTTCCAAACTTAACTGTGCTAAGATGTTTTTCTTTACACATCCATGTTAATGTTTTTGTATCTGCATACAGCCTTGCTGTATTTACATTTGTTTTACACTCATGACAAACAAACTTTCCATTATAAACAGTAAAGTTAGCCATTTAGTTTTGCCTTGATTGATTCTTGCAAGTCAAGATCCTCTCTTACACGATTAACAAACGCTTCCTTACCCTGTACCTTTGTCCCATCAGGAAGGATATACCATGCTCCTGTACGCTCTACAATACCGTTTAGTTCTGCGGTAGTAACCAAATCACCAATGGTATCAAGACCAATATCATCACCTCTAAAATAAAAATCGTACTCACCAGACTGGAACCCTGGAGAGGTTTTGGAGAACTG